TGACTTTTTAAATTCAATTGGGGTATCTGATATAAGTTCAGCCAATTTAGACGATAAAAAAGCATTTAATGGTCAATTAAATATGATGCAGATGCGGTGTAGCGCAAATATGCAGAGACACCCAGTTATATATCGAGCACTAATGGAAACAGATGATGCGGATATGGTACAAGATCAGCTAGATAGTGGTGACTATATTATGGGACTTAAGATTGTAAAAGCAAATTCCAAAGAGATTCAATTAGCCAGAGGAACTGGTAGAAATCTTGAAAAGCAGTGGGCAAAGATTCCAAATCCTGAGTTGGATCCTATGCACGGGTAACGTGCGGTTATTTCTATATTAATTTTTCGCTAATAAATAATATTAAATAGCAATTTTAATTTATGTCGTTTTTAGATGCATTAGGTAGTTTATTTGCTGGATCTACAACTCCGCTTGGCGGACTAACCGAATTAGTTGGCGAAAAGGCAACGGTTGATAAAATATTTAGTGGAATTAATTATTTACAAGCACTAAGTACTACTAGCATAAAAGATCTAAGTTCCGCGCTAACCGCTGGTCAGTTTAAATATTTTCCAGATGCAGCGGATAAACAAAATAATAATGCAAATGATACTAATATATCAACTTCAACTGATTCTATTTTTAATAAATTTACAATTTTTTCATATCAAAATTTTCAAGGTGCCAGTAAATATAAACCAGAAATGCACTTCATTGGAGCGCATAATAGTGATACTACCTTAAAACAAGACTCAACTGATGCTTTATCGAGTCCCAGTGCAGAGGAATGGTATCAAAACGCTGCACAGAAAATAAAAGATAAGAGCCCGGCTGAAAGTACACAAGAGACAGCTAGAACTAGTACAGATCCATCTATAAGAAAAACCGCTACACTATTAGCTAATCCAAATGTTGCAAATATTATTGATTGGGCCAATACTACCTCAGCAATTTCAATAACTGGTTTTCAACCATATGCCATGACAGATTTTATGTTTTGTAGATATTATGGAAAAATTCCAAATAATAGACTTGTTACACTTCGCAGATATCCATTTCCAATAGATGATCAAATAAAAATTAAAAGAGATGGTTCATATCAGAGTCCTATTCCAATTGCCCAAGCAGTAACCTGGTTTGGCGGAGATACTAAAAATGTATTATCAAATATTGGTGTACTTAATTGGAGTATGAAATGGAAACCAATAAGTTCAATTGGATCAGTAGGTAGTGATGGTACTCAGGCACAAGAGATTATAGGTAATGAAGTTTTAGTAAACGATTTATTAGCACTCGGCGATACAATACCAGGGCTTAAAGCTGCAATGGGTGCCTTGCAAGATATAACAGTTTCACTACTTGGATCAGATCAACAATATCAACAAGCTGTTGGAACAGATAGAAAGTTACAAGACTATGCTAAGAAGCTATATGCGCCAAATGGACCTTATTGGAATAGAATTTATGGGCCAGTAAACGTAATTCATGAAACTACTCGACGAGAACGAGGAATGCAAGAGGGCTGGGATAAGGCTTTTTTTTTAAATTTTCATTATCAATTTAGATCGTTTAATGGACTAAGCCCAAAGATTGTTGCACTCGATCTTATTTCAAACTTTTTAAATTTAACATATAATGATGCCCAATTCTTAGGTCAATTAGCTAGATTTTTTCCAAAAGTTGGTTTAAAATTTGATGAGTCTATTAATGGATTACTTAGTGGATTATTATTCAAGGCATCAGTAAGTCTTGATGTTGAATTTGCTGATAATATGATAGAGTTTGTTGCGGCAGTAAAAAGCGCATTGGCTACGGCATCGGCCGAAGCTGCTGGTCGTAGCATTGCAGAAAGTATAGCTCGACCTATACAACTTAAAACTATGAAAAAAATATCTAATGCCGTACCTGCAATGATACCGATTAGATCAGCACTATCCGATCGGCCGGTTGGTGAATGGCACCTAGTTGTAGGAAATCCATTAAATCCAATTATGGTAATGGGCGATTTAGTTTGTAAAAGTTGTAGTATGGTATTTGATGAAGAGTTTGGGCCTGATGATTTTCCAACTGGTGTAACATTTACTGTTTATCTAGCACAAGGTAAACCTAGAGATAAGATTTCAATTGAACGTATGTTTAATTTAGGAGAAAGTCAACTTGCTGGAAGTATATTAAGGGCCCCATCCAGTGAGAACGATACATTTGGTGCACCAAACACTGCACTATTCGAAGCACTATCAACTTTAAAAGATAAAAATGCACAAATTAAAGGCACAGCCAGAAATAAGGAAATACAGGAAAAAATAAAAGAGCAGCCGGCTTTTGCTAAATATCAAAATAGAATTAGAAAGTCATATAGATATACGGCAAATGAGGTGAGTGGAAATAAAGCTGGAATTGACGCTGGCATGGTTAATGATTCATTGTTATATATGTATTTTGATAAATCATTAGATCGTCAATAAAAATATTAATTTTTATAAATGTTAAACTTAAAGACTATATTAAATAAAAAGGTATTTACTAAACTAAATGGGGAAGTTGTAGTTAATTTAATTATACGGTCAGTTTCATTTTTGGGAATTAAGACAAATTCTGGTACTAATTATCAAGTGACAGATGAAACGTCAATGAGATCTGATCTTATTTCACAATATTATTATCAAGATTCATCGTTTTGTGATTTATTATTAAAATATAATGGATATTCTAATCCATTTGCTATAGACACTAATGATATAATTAAAATACCTGAAACCGCAATATTAAGTAGTTTTGGAAAAGATGGACAGGCCTTAGAGATTGGAAAACCCCGTAAAAAGAAAGCAAATTCCGTATTTCAACCAACTACTAAAAAGGATAAGGCTAGAATTAACTTTTTAATTAAAAAAGCTGGGGCAGGGGCTGCTCCAATTCCTCCAAATATTGCAATAAGTAATGGAGTTACTATTTCTAATGGTAAAATTATATTTGGAACAGATGTTACTAATATTAAAAAAGAAGATTGCCCAGAGCCAATTTCACGAACTAAATTAAAGGAATCGTTGCTTAAAAACAAAATAAATAATTAAAATGGCAATTATTTTAAAAAAGCTTGATCCAACAATTCAGCCAAGTTTAATTGACCTTCCGGATCTTGAGAGTAAAGACTCTAAAAATAAAATCACATTACCGAAATTTGCTGGTTATAAACAAAATCGTGGATTAACTGAACCATTTATAAAAATAGGCAATATTAGACTACAATATGGACAAATTAGGTCATTAAAAATTTGGCAAGATGAATTTGTTCCAAGAATACTAATTACTCTTATTGATGTTGATTCAGAATTTAGTACTGGAAAATTTCCTGTTTCAAATATACTAATTAGTGTATTTATAAAATCAGCTATTAAAAAGCTTAAAAATTTTTCTTGTGATTTTATAATAACTAATATAAGCTCATTTAATATATCAGATAATGAAATTCAATATACATTTACTGGAGATATGCATATTCCAAAATTGCATACAAATGTATCAAAAGCATTTAGCCAAGTTACATCGCTTGATGCACTATTATTAATAGCAAAGGATTTAAAACTGGGATTTGCAGACAATTTAACTGAAAATACCAATGATAAAATGACCTGGTTAATGCCAAATTATTCTTATAAATCTGCAATTACTCATATTTCTAAAATGGCATATAGTAATGAGGAACATTTTTTTGACTGTTTTATTGACAGATACTATATGCTAAATTTTATTAATGTAGAAAAACAGTTTGAAAAAATAGATGATGAATTAAATGTTGCATATATTCATTATGATTATAATAATCTAATTGAAGCAAATAAAATTAATCCAGAAAAATCTAATACTACTGAGCCTACCGCAGTGCAGCTAATGATTACAAATAATAATGCATTAATTGAGACTGAACTTTATATAATAGACTACTCGCTAGTTAGTAATCATGGAGAAATTTTAAAAAATAATGCATTAAAGAGAAATTTATATTGGTATGATCATGGCGGAAATATTAATGAAGGCTTAACTAAAACCTCTGACCTAGATTCAGCTAATTTTACTACACATTTTATTCAGCCTTTAACTGGCACACAGGATAATAATGGAACGCTTCCTCAAACAACTAGCATATCCGAATTTGTAGATACAAATCCTGATGATCAAACCTTTGTAGGCCAATGGGTCGGGGTTGATTATGGAAATGCCCATACTCACTATAAGTTTTCTCAATTATTAAATAATCATAATCATAACGATCTTGAAAAAAATATGTTAAAGGTTAAATTATCTGGATTTAATAATAATATTATTAGAGGAAGCAGATTGAAGGTTGAAATTTATGTTGATAAAGTTACGTCAAGCCTTGCAGATATTAATAGAACTGATGAGGATTCAACTGAGGCTCAGTCTAATAAATTATCAAATTTTCCAAATAATACTAATACTTACATAGTTGATAGATTCTTATCTGATTATTATTACGTTAAAACAATTAGTTATAGTTATACAAATGAAACATTTGAAACTGATCTATTATTAACTAAACGAAATTGGATACCTGCTATTAAAAATAAAATTAAAACATAATGGCAACATTTAAAACTTTAGCAACACCAATAAATGGAATTAATAGAAATAATCAGTTTATTAAATCGGCAATGGATGATTTACAAGATCCATTATTTCTAACATTTAAACTTGATTTTTTCCCAGAAAGAGAGGCTTATCCAAAAGGAGATGGATTAATGAATAGTGGTTTATTTAAACAGCCTGGAAAGTTTGATAGAAAATCAGAGAACGATTTCAATCCGGACGGAACTGTCGAATATTCGGCCCAAGACTGGTTACTAAAATACTATGGAAACTCTTATAGAAATGAAATTACTCCAAGTCAACCTCATCCATACCTAGCACTAGATAAATTTAGAAATGGCTTGCGAATATTACAAGATATGCCATGGTATTTTCAGTCTATTACCGGAATTGGAGATCTTTGGAAAGCTGGACATAATGTAGGCAGTGGAAAAAAGGAAACAATGTTAACTATTAATTGTTTGGAATCAATAATGCAGCCGTTGACTGACCTAGTTGAAAATTATAGATATGCAGTATATGATCAAGCAAGATTAGCATATAGACTTCCAGAAAATTTAAGATGGTTTGATTTGGTAATTAACCTGGTTGAAATTAGGGAGATTGTTGATCACGGTGGTAATATATTTAAAACAGACCGTAAGGGTAATGTATTAGAGGGTCTAAAGGTGATCCAGTTTAGGTGTAAAATGTGTGAATTTGACTTTAGTGATTTCTTAAGTCCAGTTGGTTCAACTGAGTATTATACATATGTTACAGATAAACCATTTTATCCTTTTTTTAAAATTAAAGTCGGTTGGGTTATTCAAGAAGAGGTTAATTTACAAGATGCAGCTGACCTAAAAACAATTGGATTATTTTCAGCACTATCAAATATTGTAGGTAACCGAATTAATAAATTTATTCAAGGTGCAGGCAGATTGCCTGGCCAATTAATTGGGTCAGTAATTAATCCATTAACATCAGCACTTGAAAGTAATGTATTCGGCAGTGCATATGAAGGAGTTGCATCGGATATTACATATGATCCTGATAAGCCAAACAAGATACCGCCATTAATGGAGCCAATAGCAGAGAATAGACCAGCCGCAGATCGTTCAATTATATACAATACTGATATATTAAATAGAAAGTCGGATAATGATGTATATATAGATTCAGATGAAGCGTATGTGGGCACAAGAGTTGGGCCGCCTAATCGATTTAATCCAAATCCTTCCTTCTATAAAGACTCGAAAACTAAAATTCAAGTTGAATATGCGGTTCAAAATGTATATGATACTAAGATATTAGAAGGAAATTCCAAAGCAGATAACTATAAAGATTTACCTAACACTCCATATAATGCTGACATATTAGCTGGAAAAGTTGATGCCTATCCAGATTCAAATGAAAATTATCCAACAACAGACGGACCACCAAATAGATTTAATCCAAATCCTCCGGTTGAAAATATATATGACGATGCAATATTAGCTGGAATATCTATAGCCGATGGCTATAAAGATTTACCTAACCCTCCATATAATACTTCAATATTATCTGGAACAGCCGATACCTATGCAGATTCAAATGAAGCTTATCCAGGCCCAAGAAATGGGCCACCGAATAGATTTAATCCAAATCCGCCGGTTGAAAATATATATGACACTAAAATATTATCTGGAAAATCCACAGCCTATGACTTGTCAACTTTACCTAAAACTACATATAATCGTGAAATATTAGCTGGAAGAGCTGATGTATATCCAAATTCAGCTAGAGAGCCGGTAGTCGGTCCGCCAACTGGAAATGTTTATTCTAGGTAAACTAACTCTTTAAATAAATAAACTGATTATTAAATTATAGTATAATATTAAATGAATTATCACGAAGGCCAAGCATCATCAAATACTGATCATAATTTTAATGCCTATTACCTAGGAAATGTTGAGGCAATCGACGATCCTAAATTTGAAGGGCGATGTAAAGTTCGGGTATTTTCACTATTTGATGATATTGATATTGCTGATTTACCATGGGCAAACCCGGCAGCTAAACCTACCGTTTTTGGACAAGATGCCAGGGCTGGCTCAATTTCAATTCCAAAAATAGGTGCAGTAGTTGGTGTTAAATTTAATAATGGAGATATTTATTCTCCAGAATATTCTCAAGTTCAAGAATTAGGCGAGGATATTAAGGAAGAATTAAAAAAGGGTAATACGCCAGAAACATTTAGAAAAAAATATGAAGGTTCTCACTTTATCCTGTTTGATGGTGATGAAGAAATTAAATTCTGGTTTGACCGAGAAATTGGTTTACAAATGGAACTTAAACAGTCATTTATTAGAATTGATAATGCAACTTCAAATATTTTAATAGAACATAAAGATAATTTTTCTCAAATTGGGCTAGAAGATACAGTTATTAGAGTAGTTGCGGATTCTGAAGTTAGAATATCGGCAGGCACTAAATTTACTGCAACTTCAAAAACGGCTCATATAAATTCAAAAACAACAATCCTTGGCGCAAGTGGAGTACAGTATAGTGCAGTATTGGGAGAACCTCTTTTTGCAATACTTAAAGTAATGGCTGCAACAATTGATGCAAAAGTACCATCTACGGCTGGAGCACTAAGTTCGGCAGTAGAT